TATCTAAACTACTTTAGCATTTTGAAAATGAGTTACATTATCGTAAGTGATTCTGGTTTGTTCAGCTCCCTCGCTGAATTACCACGTCTCTGTGGCATGAAAATTGTCCAGGACACCATGGAATCGACGTTCTGTGCCAAAGCCGCGACAGCTATCAAATTGGTGGTGCTGAGCAGCTTTGGCTTAAAGGGCTTCTTAAAGATTCGAGAAGTGCGCAGACGTACTCGTGCCCTATCGGAAATTGGTCCGTTCGGCACGGCTTCTAATGACAAACTCACGATGGAACTACAACGCACAATCATTGATTCAACCAAACAGCAGATCCACGCCAGCTGGTACCCCGGGAATTCGATCCTAGACCGCGTCCCTGAACGCAGCCAAGACAACGGGCATAAGGTCTCCGGGGAAGTCCGCGACGCTGCGAGGGCGCTGATTTATAGCGCTATCGATGCGAATGGGCTTAAATCACACGAAATCTCCCCAGCTAGCGTCACTAAGCCTGATACGGTTGAGCATCGGCATTACGCGCCATCTGATTTGTCACGGAACGCAAGTTCCGTTTATCCTCCAGATGGCAGCGTCGTAGTCATGATCGATGTTGATCATTTTATCGAGGACTGGTCATACGTCCTTGGTAATGGCAACACAGCCGTAATGCACGGTTTCAACCCCATCCATGTCAGCGGAAGGGACGGGGATTCCATTTTCACCATTGCCGACAACACTGTCAACTACCGGGTTGGCGGTGGTGGCGAATGGAAACACAAAGTTTGGAACTGGTGCAAGGCCGGCGAGTTCATACAGAACAAGGCTCACTTAGACCTGTGGGCGTGGTTTATGTCGTGTTTTGGTGTCACCAAATACTACATACATAAAATACATCACGCCCGCCCTTGGCCGCAAAGCCCACACAGGGTTTTGGTATGGCTCATTCCACAGTATTCTTACTGGAAGATCGATTGGCTCCCTGCCGACATGCACGTACGTGATTTGGAACGTGTGCACTATTCCGTCCCCGAAAAGCCCGGATGGAATCGTATCGTCTATGACGGTCCCAAAGAGTCCACTATTAGCATTGGACGTAGCGGCGACGACGCCTCAGTTGTCTTACCAACTAAGACCATGGACGTCGTCCTTGGCTGTTCATCTAGCCAAGCCGTTACCACGTATCTTATCAATGAGAAGATCACTGACCCGACCACCACCAGATTAGTCGGTCAGTATTATAACAACAAGCAAGTTGTAGTGAGCGACGCTGACAGAGTCAGCCGTCCCGCCGAGTTAAATCGAGTCCACTGGCCAAGCGCGTGCTTAGCCGATGAAATCGAGGTCTCAGCCAGAGAGTTTGCTTCATGCCCTGTTGATAACCCGAATCTCGTGCCCCAGAAAAGACGCTGGGATGCACTGAGTGATTCGATCGACAAGAGGGTGACACTCGTTCGCAACCTTAAGCGACCAAACCAACGTATCCAAAGTTATGCGAGCGAGTACATCAAACTCGTTGTGAAAGTTCCCGGCGCGGGTGTCCCATTGTCCCTTGACGATACGGCCACCCTGCTCGACAAGCCAGCACAAAAACTGTTCATGTCCCAAGTGTGGGAATCCATGGATTCCAAACAGAGAAAGCTGATTGAGGGTTTCTTAAAGAACGAACCCACCAATAAAGCTGGACGGATCATCTCGTCCTTCGCGGATTTTTCATTCATCTGGAAATTCTCTAGTTATTCCTTGGCCTTCAGGAATGCTGTATTGCATTCTGATGAGAACTCACACTGGTTTTGTCCCGGATTGACACCCAAAGAAATCGCCGCCAAAGTTGTTGACTATGTCACTAACATTGAAGAACCTTGTGAAGGTGACTTCGCCAACTTTGATGGCTTAGTAAGCGATTGGCTTCAGCGCCATGTTATCAATGCTTGCTATCTGAGATTCTTTAACGTCAAATACCACGAAGAGCTGAAAGACTACCTCAATATGTTGATCTCCTGCCCTGCCAGAGCTAAGTGCTTCAATTTCCGCTACGATGCTGGAACTGGAGTAAAGAGTGGGTCTCCGACAACCTGTGATGGGAATTCCGTTTTAAACGGCTTCCTCCAGTATTGTGCCATACGGATGACCTACCCCGAATTGTCCCCAGAAGATGCTTTCCGATCGATCGGACTAGCCTTCGGGGATGATTCTGTCTTCGAGCGTAAATACGCGAAGAACTTTAGCAAGGTAGCCACAATGGTAGGTATGGATTTGAAAATCGAATATTTCCAACCTGAGAGAGGATTAACATTCTTAGCGCGCGTTTTCATCGACCCTTACCACACCGACACCACCATCCAAGACCCATTGCGTACTTGGAGAAAGCTGCATATCACCACCCGCGACCCGCTCATTCCGCTCGCTGATGCAGCGGTGGACAGAGCCGAAGGATATCTCGTCATAGACGCTCTCACTCCCATAACATCGGATTTCTGCTCTATGGTTAAGAGGATTTATTCCCCCCAAATCAAGAGCGAGGAGAAGAGAAGTGAGAGGCGTAGTAAGAACCGCGAGAAATCGTATTGGGCAAACGAGCCAACTGAAAGTTGGCCCCAAGCAGAAAAGGATGTCGACCTGATGTTCGAGGTCATATCCAACAGGACTGGCATCGATCTAGCCGTCTTGAAGAAGTTGCAGCACACACTACGCAACACGACATCTGCTTGGTTCGGCAGCATTGAAGTGGATGAACCTGAGCCTTACAAGGGGACGTTGTCCCCCGATGGCCAAATACCCGCTGCCGGAGTGGACCCTCGTATTCATCAACATGACCTCAACCGAAACCATCAGGACGCACTTGATAAATCTAGGTGCTCGGATCAGCGCCCAGCTGGAAGTAACACTCAACCAGCTGCAGGCAGTACTGCCAAGCGAGTCCGACAAGCTAGAACAGCTAATGGAAGTGGAAGAAAGGCTGATCAGCCTGGCGGGCTACAACCGGGAAGTGATCGAACGCCTAATGAAGAAAGAACATCTAATCGGAATTCTTGCAGTAAAGATCGACCAAAGCAAGATGAAAGAGGAACTGGTCAAAAATCTGGAAAAACTCAAACTCGTTCTACTAGAAGCAGAACAAGGAGAGAAACAGTGAACAAACGAACACTGTAGAGGGA